CAGGCTGCCGTAGGTTGAGGTGCCGTAGCCCAAGAGCTCGCCATTGGCCGGCAGTCCTGAGTACATCTCATAGGCAATGGAGAAGTTGCCGCCGCCGGTGGCGGAGGACGTGGCCTCTCCGGCGGCCACGATGGTGTAGGTGTTGGGGTCGATCACCGAAATCTGGTAGGTGCCCGAGAAGGTCAGGCCCCCGACTGCGACCGCGCCCACGATGTCGATGAAGTCCCCGGTATTCGCCTGATGTCCGTCATCGACGACGGTTACCACGTTGCTGTTATTGACCGTCGTCAACGCATTCGACACGTTGGAGGTGTTGCGGTCCGGGGTGATGTCGTAGAGCGTCGCCTGGTTCACCACATAGAGCTTCAAGTGCGTGCCGATGGCAATCCAATACTGGCCGTCGATCGAGGCCCAGTCGTGCAAATCCCGGCACACGCCCAAGTACGTATTGGGCAGGATGCCGCTCGGTTGATTGACGAGGTTGAGCGTGTTCGGCGTGCCGAAGGTGTTGCTGGCGGTCGGTGGCGTGAACGTCTGGTTGTAGAGGTTCGTCTGCACCACCATGAAGTCATCGATCTGGGCGGGCACGTTGGACGTCGAGCGACTGTAGGCGCCGATGTTGACCGCAGAGCCTGCGACATACGTGTAATTGCCGGGATCGAAGGAGCCGCCGCCGCCGCTGATGAGATTGCCGATGGCCACCCCATTCTGATAGAGCGTGAGACCTGAGCCGCCGGAGTTATTCACGAGCGCGAAGTAGTACCACGTGCCGACGACGCAAGGCGCGTTCGTGACCACGATGACGTTCTGGCCGGTGGGCGTGTTGCCAAAGACGCCATAGGCATAGATGCGGTAGGTGGCGGTGAGGCCATCGCCGTTGACGATGCAATCCAAGGAAAAGCAATTCTGCGAGGCGGCGCCTTCAACGCCGTCATCGTTGTACGAGAAGATGTGGCAGGGCGTGTTGACCGTGCTTGCGGCCGTGATCTTGAACCAGCAGGCAATGGTCCAGTCGGGCAGCGCGCAGATGTCCAAGAAACTGCCCTTGGCAAAGCCGCCCACCCCCGGCACCAGCACGCCATAGGTCAGGCTGATCTCCGTATAGGCAAACGCGCCCGCACCGAATTTAGGGCTGGTGTCCGAGATGCTGGCATTGCCCACGGACAGCGCCGTGTTAAAGGCCACCGAGTTGTTGAGCACGCCGGAATCGACCGTGTACTGCGCGCCATTCGGCTGGTCGAAGTGCAGGTAGAGGACCGCGGAGCCCGGGATCAAGGTCACGGGCAGGGTGTTTGAGGTCAAGGGGACATACGCCCACCCGCCCTGCTTTTCCGGGAGCAACTTGTGCCAGCGCACCCATGAGCCATCCTTCCACCGGTCGAAGTTCTGGTAGTTGATGCGCGTGTGCGCGCCGCGCCCGGTGGTGTTCGAGTAAATCCCCGGCCCCATGGCGATTGAGACGAACTGGCCGCGACGTTGGCCGCTCATCAGCTCACCGCGCCTTTGACGTTGGGCGATCCGGAACCGGACACGAAGGTGGCGGTACCGCCGGAGAGCTCGATCGCCTTGGCCGCCGCGCCTGCGGCGCCGGGAGCAATCTGGTAGGTGTAGGTGGTATTGGCCACGCCTGCAGTGCCTGCGGCGCCCCAGTCGCCGCCCGCGCCCCCGGCGCCGGCGCCGGCCGTGCCGGAGGTCGCGCTGGTGCCGGCGGCCCCATAGGTGCCATTGACGCCGCTGCCGGAATCCCCGCCCGCACCGCCGGCCGCCGCGCCGACCTGTGGCTCTGCCACCAACCCAGGATCACCGCCAAAAGCGCCACCGGAACCCGCCCCGCCACCGCCGCCGTTGGCCACGCCGTTGGCGGATTGGTTGCCCGACACGCCACCCCCGCCGCCACCGCCACCGCCGCCCCAGATATGGCCGTTGGCGTTCGTGATGTTGAACGTGCACCCCGATCCCGGACCCTTGATGGCAATGCCACCCGGCTGGCCGGCGGTGGTGGACTGATACGTCACCCCAGACCCTGGGAACGCATAGCCGCCGCCGCGGCCGCCGCGGCCGCCCCGGCCCAAGATATAGCCGTTGTTCACGAGATTGACCGTGCAACCGGAAATGATGCCGGACAGGTTCAAGGCGGCATCCTGCGTGGTCGATGCCTCGATCACGACGCCCTTCGCCACCGTGATGTTGATGGTCTGCGCGGCGCCCAAGGTCCCTAAGACCGCGTTCAGATTGAAATCCACGCAGTTGCTGCTGATGGTGATCGCGCTGGTGGTGGCCGCCCCCGCGCCCACGTTGCCGAAGTGACCCACCACCCATTTATTCAAGGCTGCGTTGTAGCGCATGAGGAAACGGTCGACACCGCCCGGCGAGGTCGCAAGCGTGGGTGCCAAGCCGTTCTCGAAAATGAACACCGCGTTCCAGGAGAGCGTCCGGCCGCCGGTGCCGTCCTGAACGACAAGCAAGTCAATTTCAAAGCCATCGGTGGCATTGACCGGGGCGGCCATCACCCGATTGCCGGTCAAGGTGAGGATCTGCGTGTTGCCGCCGTAACCGCCGCCCTGACAGTCCAAGGTGGTGGTCGGCGCTTCGGTCGCCGTGATGAAGGGTAGGGACGTGGGCACCGACAGCGTATTCGTGACGATGGTCGCCGCGGCGATCTCGGTGGCGGTGCGCGAGGCGCGCATCCAATTGGCGGCGGGCACGCCGTTCAAGCTGGGCGAATTCGCCGCATTGGCCGTCACCCCAAAGACGTCGGTGCCATCGCACCAAATAAAGGTCAGGGTGTTGTTGGCCACCGTCGTGGTGTTCGTGCCGCCGCTGTAGGTAAAGAGCAGCGTCTGACCCGTGGTGTTGTAAATCAGGTAGGACTTGCCGGTGACGCTGGAGGGCACCACCACCGTGCATTCGGCCGGCGGCGTTCCGGTCAGGTACAGGCAGAAATTGCGGGTGGTGCTGGCGGAGCCTGCGCTCAAGGCCGGCAGGTTGTAGTTGGTGGCGGTGCCCACGGAGAGCGTGGTCCACCCGGCGATCGCGGTGTCGAGCAACTGGAACGCGTCCGCGTTCAAGGTGGCGCCCCAAGTGTTGTTGTAGGCGCCGGTCGCCGGCAATCGGATCTGCAGGTAGGTCGAGTAACTGTCGGCCATGGATGCTCCTTACCCCGCGGCGGCTTGGGCCGGCGGTCCTGGGACGGATGCGATGGGGGCCAACGGCGCGTACACCCCGGATCTCGCCGCGAGCATCACCTCGCCGCGGGCGTTGGGCAGCAGCTCCTCATAATACTTGGTCTTCATGTCGGCATAGCGGTCATCGACTTTCAGCCACTGCTCCGATTCCATGAGACAGGCGACGAAGAGGAGCTGCCCGACGTTATCGCCGATCCATGTGTTCTGCGCGACCACGATCGAGGGCGGCCGCTGAATGTAGCGCCGGTTGACCGCCGTCGCGTTCACATCGGCGGCCGGGGCGAAGATCCACTCCGACTGTCCCTCATCGGCGTAGTAGAGCGGCTTGCCGGCGGTCGCGTTCTGGTACATCTGGATGAAGTCGTAGGAGCGCTTGGTGAGCGCCTTGACGACCCCGGAGTACACGACCCACAAGTTCCGCTCGACGATGAACTGGCTGTTGACCGTGGCGCTTGTGCCCACGGCATTCGCCATGGGCAGCGTCCACGTGGCCGTGGTCTGCGTCTTGGTGAGCGTCACCGACTGAATCTCGTTATCGGAGAACGTGACCACATAGGCGCCCGTGGTGCCGGTCCACGCGGTCGAAAGCGTCGCCGACTCCGCGCCCTGCGCGATCGCGGCCGTGAACGTGATCGACTGGCTGCCCGGCGGCTTGGGGATGGTGGTGGCGCCTTGCGCGATCGTCACCTGATCATTGACATCGAAGATGTCCAAGTCCAGATCGATGATGACCCGCAGCTCGCCCAAATAGATGATCCGGTTCAAATCCGCCAAGTACTTGGTCGAGGCCTTCAAGGGCCAGGTCTGCAGCGCCGCATAGAGCTGCGAGTAGTTGAAGCCCTGCATCAGTTCACCTCGTTATCGACTTCATTGGAGGGACCGGAGTAGGCACCGGCCTTGACCGCCACCACGTAGTACACCGCGGAGTCGATGTCATCGACCGGGTCATCCGTGATCGTGTCCAAGTACTGGAACACGGACCCGGAGAGCGTCTGGTACAAGGCGAAGCCGTTGTTGTTGGCGTTCTTGTAGAGCAGGAAGTTCGTGATTGAGGCGGTCGCGCAGGTCCACGTGAGGAGGATCTGGCTCCCCAAGGGATTCAAGACGCCTGTGAGGACGGGCGCGCTCACGCCTGAATCCCCGCCGCTGCCGGCCGTGATGACATAGGTCTGATTGGTGGTCATGGGCACGTAGGCCGGGTGGGTGTTAAAGGTAAAAAGCGTAAAACTGCCGCTGTTCGCCCGATTGGCATCCCCGGAATTGAGCGTCTGCGTGTGACCTTCATTGTCGGTGAACGTCAGGGTGAACGTGGGATTCAAATTGCTGCCATAGAGCGCGAGATACGGCGTGGGCGAGGGCGTGCCGAAGAAGAGCAACGCACCCACCTGATAGGTGCCCACGTAGGACGGCGAGGGCGTCACTGATCCCACCGGGCCTAAGTCGAAGATCTCGCCGGCGGCGTAGACGTCGGCGTAACCGGTGTAGAGCTCGCTGGTGCCCGCCGTCACATCGAACTGCGTGGTCGAGGTCTCGATCGTGATCTCGACGATGTTGGAATTCTGCCTACCCATTTTCGGCGTTCTCGTTAATGTCGTAGCCCGACACGTAATAGAACAAATTGCCGGTGGGCGGATTGACATCGGTGTAGGTCAGGGTCTCGATGGCGAGTGCGCCGAATTCATCCGCGGTGTTGGTGAAACTCGCGATCTGGGTGTAGTTCACCCCATCGGTGGAGCGGAATACCTGATATCCGGCCGACAGATACGGCCCATAGCCGCCCACGTGATCTTGGCCCACGGGCGGGCCGCCGATGCTGGTCCAGTTGAGCACGATGTTCGAGCCCACCAACGCGGCGGTGAGGAAGGGCGCGGGGAAGGAGTAGGTGTCGACCGCCGGCTTCCACAGGGCCACCGGGTCACTGACCACCGCCAAGCGCTCCTGCGGTTGCGGGGCGTCGTAGCAGCCCTCGCACACGCGGATGTTGGGGAAGTAGCCGTCTAAGACCAACTCCTTCAGCAGGTAGCGCAGGCCACACCTAAGGCAAAGTCCCCAGGCCAATTTTCCTTGCGCAAACCCTGGCATCAGATGTGCTTCCAGAGTCGTCGCAACACAATCTGAGACACCGAGTTCTGACGAATGCCGTATTGCCGGCCAAGTTCACGTTGCAGTACTCCAGCAGCATATTGCGTTCTAATTTGAACGACATCCGCTTCTGTCAGTTTTGCGCGCGGGTGCTCTTGGCCGATTTTTCCGTTTCCCTCGTAGAGGCAATGCAGCACGTTATGTAAATCAGTGCACCATTCCAAATTGTCCACGTGATCGTTTGAAGGGTTGCTATCTTTGTGATTGACCACTCGAAAATTATGGGGGTTTGGAAGCCACGCAGAAGCCACCAAACGGGTGACCTTCAGCGTTTTTACCTTGCCATCAACCGACAGATTGACTCGCAAATAACCAAAATTTCCGCGGCGCGGTACGCGCCAGATCTGGTTTCTATAAGACCAAATCCTTCCGTCACGGGAAGCACCGTACTCGGGCCATTCAGGAATTGGTCGAATTTCCACCATGACAAACCATCGCTACTTTTTGCCAATGGAAGGGTATCGGGCATGCACCTTGCGGCGAATCTCGGCCTGCTCGGCGGGACTGGCGTAATGGGCCATGGAAAGCGCCGCGCGCGCGTGGTTCTCATCGTGAATGGGATACCGACGACCGCTCAGGGCGAATTCCTTGCCCGGAATTTCATCGCGCCGTTCGGTCGTCAGCTTGCTCACGGCATGAGCACTGCTTGCTGGGCCACGGTCAGGTGCAGCGCCTCAGCGCGCTCAGGCGTGAGCGCAAGGGCCTGCAGTTGGGCGGCGGTGAGGCCGGTCTGGGTAAGCTCGACGTGCGTGATCCCTAACGCCGCCAACTGCAGCGGCGAGAGCTTGAGCGCTTCGAGTTCCTGGGCCGATACGCCGTGCGTGGGCGGGGGCGACCCCGGATGCAGAATCGGATCGCCCGGCACCGGACCCGGCTCCGGATGGTGAGGCGTATTGCTGGGCGATTCCAGATGCGCGGACTCAATGGGTTTGCCCGACAGGATCAATTCCTTGACCAGATTCAAGTTCCACGTGCCATCCGGTGCTTTATAGGCATCGGTGAGCGGGACATCTCGAGAGGTCAGGTAATCGAACATCTGGCCGGTCTCGGCATCGAAGCCGAAGCGGGGTTTGGGGTGAACGAGAGTCATCAGGATCTCCTTGAAAAATTACCAGCGGCCGCGCTTCGGGCGGGACAACGTGAATCGCACATCACCCCAATCGCGATTCGCATCCAATGCCATGGCGAGCTGTCCGCCAATGTTCCGGGGGTTGGGGTCATCCCCCCGATAGTACTTCTGCAGGACGTCGAAGCGCCCCGCATTAAACTTGAGCGCGAGCTTTGCGGCGAGGCCCGCGTGCAGCGCCTCCTGCATCTCGGGGCGCGTCTGTAGTTGGAAAGACAGGTCATCTCCAGGCTGGGCGGTGTTCATCATGGCCCAGTAGAAAATCTGGTCGGTGGAGTTCTCCGGAGAGCGCCACACGGTCATGACCACTTGGTTGTACTGCCGGTCGACCAAGTACCGATCCGGGCGTCCCTGCTGGGTTTTGTCCGGAATCTCCAAGTACTCCTGCCGGCTCATGGGATTAATCGGCGTGTCTCGAGAGTCGCGTCGCAGGATGGCATCGGAGATCGTGAGGAGCCCCGTGGGCAGCGTGATCTGCGGAACGTTGACCGTGGTCGTGAAGTTCAATTCCACGAACTGGTAGGTACGGATACCCAAGGTCAGCCACTCGGAATTGAGCAGGAGCGCGATCGAGCGGAACGCGGATTCGAAGTGATCGTTCCCCAGAGTTTTCGCCGAAATGCCGGCGCGTTCGAAGGACTCGGAGAACACGCTCGCCAAGTCCGGTGACAGATACCCGATGTTATTGCCGATGCTCATCAGACGCCGTCACAGTCGTAGTCGATCTTGCCACCCGCGAGTGCGGTCGCGGTGACCGTGATGGCGCTCAAGGTGTACTAATAGGCAAAGCTGGCGAGGGCCGATTGCGAGGTCACGCGGCAATGGTATCTGAGAAATTTTGAAATTGTTTGGCATTCAGGAGTCAACATCGTTTGCGGGAGGTGAGCATCAGCGGCCGTTCAGGATGGTCGTGAGGATGGTTTGCAGCGCCGTACCAATGGCCGCATAGCCCGCAGCGTTCGGGTGCAGCCCGTCGCCACTGTCATACCCGGCTTGCAGCCGCCCCGGATTGGCTCCGGTCGTCACGATGGAATCGGCATCCAGAACGTAGACACCAGCACCGGCCAGCGCCCTTACCTTGTTGTTGACCGCTACGCGATACGCATCAGTCGTCGAGTTCCAGCCGCTGCTTGGCGGTTCGGTAACGATGATCGGGATGATTCCATTCGCCTTGGCCTGCGTAATGGCCGCCAGCGCGTGGTTCCACGCTCGATTGGCCGAAAAATCCGTCGTGCCGTCGTTGACGCTGTTTACCGAGAACAGGATCACGTCCGGCTGGAGATTGTTGATGGCCCATAAGGTGTTGCGATAGCTCGCGTCGTGCGATTGTCCGGACCAACCCATGTTGCTCAGGGTGATCGGCCTAGAGGTGGTAGAAAGCGCATTGACCGCGTACTGCGCGTAGGGCGTCAGGATCGTGCTGCGGGTACCGGTCGATTGCCCGCGAGTGAGCGAATCGCCCACGGTCACGAGGCTCAGGCCCGTGACGTTGGTGTAGGCGAACTGCACGGCGATGGGTGCCACCCACTGCCCGCCGGCGCTCGGCGCAAAAGCATTCGAGGCGGGCGCGCTGACATAGGCCCCAGTGCCGTCGCTAATGACACCCGTCCACCAAACTCGACCGTTCTGGGTGGATAGCGCGTTGAACGCGCTCATGCCTCCTTGATTGTCGAACTGCGTGCCGCTGGTCATCCAGCAGCGCACGGCCAACAGCGGAAGCGTACCCCCATCTGTTCGGGCGATGCTGCTGACGCTGATCCAGTCAGATGCCGCCCAGCCGGGAATGAGGTTGTCCCCGCTGCCGGTGGGAGCGGGAACCGTGAACGTCGCCGTGGTGCCCGCGTACGTCGGCGGCAGATCGCCCACCTTGCCCGTGGAAAAGGTTGCCGCCGTCCAAGTGTCCGACGTGCCGTTGGAACCCAGCACGGCGGTCGGGGAAACCGTGCATCCGCCGATATTGTAGGACGACGAATAGGACACGAAGATCAGCTTCACCGCCTCGAATGGCGCTTCAGCGGCAATCTGCGAGCCGAAGGTGTAGTTCGCCCCTGCGGACGTGCCGGTCTGCCCGAAAAACGCCTGTCGAGTGGCGATGTTGCTACCCACAGACGCCAGCCCTTGGAACGAGCTTGACGGTACGGACAGTGCCTTTGAGCAGGCGGCCGGTGCGGCCGTGCTGGCCGTGCAGTTGCTCACATCCGTGCCAGGATTGATAGCGGTGATAGCGCCCAACGCCAACGGAAACGCATACCCCGAATCCGCCGCCCCGCCCGTGCCGTTGCCTTGCAGGATGTGGGTGGTGGAAGGAATCGCGCCCCCAGGCGGAACGGAACACGCGCCGGAACCGCTCAAATAGCAGGTCGAAGAGGGCGTGCCGGAGAAAAGCCCCACGATGTCGCTGTAGCCCGCTGCGGCGAGCGCACCCGAGGAGCCCTTGAGCGGCCCTGAGATCGAGGTCGAGAGCGTGATTGCGGGCGTGGTCGTGGGATTAGCAATGGAGCAGGAGAAGCCATTCGCCGCCACGCACGTGACCGTGGTGACGGTTCCGCCGCCGCCACCCCCGCCGCCGCAGGAGCCATTCGCCCACACCTGGGTGGTCGAGTTGTAGCAGAACGACTGGTTGTTGGTCGGGTTCGAGATCAAGAAGACGGGCTGCGACCCAAAGTTATTGAGATTAAGCCCCTGCGCCCATGCGGTGGCGTTAAGCCCCAGTGCGAGAGCGACAGTGAGGCCAAGACGCTTGAACATGAAAAATCCTTATCCGCGTTATGCGGTACGGTTCTCAAGAATCCGCAGGGTGACGGGACCGCCAGCGGTCACCACCAAGCGATACGCCATCCACGGCGCGTTGGGATAACTCGACACGTTCTGCGTGAGTCCGGTGGCGAGCACATCGATGTCATCGGCATAGCCGCCGACTTGGTTCATGATGTTGATGTCGCTGGTCGCTTGGATGCTGTAGGTCGCCGTGGCGGCATTGGCCGTGGTGCCAATGAAGGCCCGCACGTTGGTCTGAAATTCGTTCTTCTGCGCTCCCACGATGAGCCACGGGCCGTACTGCGTGGTATCCGTGCCGGCGGTGATGGTGCTGGCGGTGGCGCCGGAGGCCTTGATGGAGGTCACCGTGGCATACAAGTTCGCGCTCACCGCCGCGCCCGCATTGGCGCCAGCCAGCACCTCGGTGAGCGGCGCACCGGAATACCCCGTGCCCGTGATGGTCCACGTGATCCCCGAATCGTTGCCGGCGCTCGTGATGATGAGCGGCTGGGCGTAGCCGTTCGAATTCAAGAGATTCGCGGACAGAAACGGCACGCCCAAGGTGACGAGCGTCGAGACCAAAGCGCCGTTCAGCACCGCAAACGCGCCGGCGGCCACCGCCTGGGACGTAACGACCCCATTGGCGACGGGCGTACCCGCCGACACGATCGATTGGTTGCGCAGCTTCGGCATGACCTAGCGCGCCATGCCGCCGGTGTTGACCGGAGTGGGTGTCTGGCTCATGGGCATGCCGGGACTCGCCGTGCCGGGTCCGGTGGCGCCCGGCATCGGCATGGGGGCAGGCGTTGGTGCCTTGGGTGCGACGGGGCGTGCAAGGGTGGCAGCCCCGGTCACGGGATTGGCGACGGGCCGCGCGGGCGCGCTTGCCGGCGTCGGGCGGGTGGCAAGCGTCGGCGTGGGCTGCGGCAGCGGGGTCGGACGCGGTTGAAAGGCGGCTGCGCCCGCTTGAGCAGGCACAGGAGCGGTCGGCGTCATGGCCGGTGCCATGGGCCGCTGCTGCATGGAATCGCGTCCTGCGCGGTTCGCCATGGGCGTTACGCCGGGGTCACGCCGAAGGAGCCCACCTGCGTGGTCGGATCCGTGGGCTTGATCCATGCGGCCACGAACTTCACCCCGTTCAAGGCGGTGTTGGGCGTGTAGGTGCCGCGCACGTCGCCGGTGGTCGAGGTCGCGGGGAGCGTGAGATCCGGCGGCGTGAAGGTGCCGGCATCGGCGGCATCGCCCACCATGGGCGCCAAAAAGTCGCCGTTGTTGATGCGAAACGGCAAACCTAAGACATTGCCGGTGCCGCAGGTGAAGCCGGTCACGTTCGCGCTCACGGTGATGGAGGTGACGGTCGCGAAGGCCTTGGTGCTGGCGGTGGAGGTCCCCGAGGCCGACACCCACGTCTGCGTCTGGCCGTAATAGTCCGTGCCCGTGATCGTGACGATCGCCGTGCCGGTCCACGCGGCAATGATGTTCCGGGGCACGTCCATGGTCGCCACCCCGCCGCTCGCCAGCGTGCCGTTGATGGTGGCCGGACTCGCCGTGGTCACGGCCTGCGAGGTGCAGACCGCGGTCGAGACGCCCAACGCCGGCGGCAGCCCCGCGACCGTGATGGCGGAGGTCACCGCATTGACGAGCGCGGCTTGCGCGGTATTCGCGGTGCTGCCGGACTGCGCCACCCCATAGCCGCCGCCCGTGATGGGCGGGGTGGCCGGATAGAACTTGACTGCGGCGGAGCCGTTGACGAAATACCCAATCAAGGATTCGGTATCCGAGAACGTGATGGTGAAAAGCCCGGTGGGTCCGGCCCAGTTGGCGGAGAGCGTTCCCGAAGTGGCGCCCGCGGCCAACGCGGCAGTGAACGTGAACGCGGCCGCGCTCCCTGACGGGCGCCAGCGGTAGCCCAAGCTCACCTGCAGGCCAGGCTTGTCCGCCTGATAGGGACCGAAGGTGGCGCGGCCGTAGAAGACCTGATCGGCTCGAGACAGTAACTGACGGGACATGGAACGCTCCTAGTGGGCAGCCCTTCACGGGCATTCGTGTCTTAACTCAAGACGACAGGGCTTTGATCCGCTTGCACAACGTGCACAGGCACGCGACCTTGCTGGTGGATTTGGGTTTCCAGCGCGCATCCGTCGCCCGACCGCAGAACGTCTTGCCCGCGCCCTTGGCCTGCAGATGCACGGTCAGGGCGCGGGGTGAGGCGACGGTCGCGACGGCGGACTTCGGCATGGGTTAATTGCCGCTGGCGGCCGCACCTCGAGGATTGGTCCACCCTTGGCTGTACCGCTCCGAGATCTTGTAGCGCAGGTTGCCGGTCTCGAAATCCCCTTCCAAGCCCTTCTTCAAGGCCCGGCGCTTGAACGCGCGCAGGCCATCCGGCACGTCCGTGATGAGGAACCACTGCGTCGGCGAGGACAGGTAGCGGTTCACCGAGAAGCCATCGCGGATGGTGCCCAGTTTGAACAGCGCATTGATGTTGTTGTCCCCCGTGTCCGGCTGGTAGGGCGTCATCAGGAGGCGCGCGGCCACGAACTGCAGTTCGGTGGGGATCACGAGCTTTTTAATCATCGCCCGCACTGGGATCGAGCGTTCATCGGTCCACTCGGCAATCTGGATGCTGATCTGCTCCAAGGCGGCTTCGGAGAGCTGCGCGGACGTCGCCAGCATGTTGGACAACGTGCCTCCACCGCCCAAGGGGTGCACGGTCGAGAACAAGGGCACGCCATCGCCACCCGGGTTGGTGGCGGCGAATCCGTAGTTCAGGATGTTGGTGCGGTTGAGCTCTTTCGAGTACTTCATGGAGCGGCCCATGGAGCGCGCGATCTGGCTGCCCATGGTCAGGTACAGGTTGTCCTCGACCGCCTCTTCGGTGATGGCCACCGCCTTGACGATGGTCGCGTGCTGGTAGCGACTGACGAACGTTTCGAACATGTCGTCATACTCGACCGCCGCGCCTTCGGGCTTGGTCTGGCCAGGTCCGGTGCCCGCCATCATGACGTCCTCTTCGTACGCCTTCTCGGACGGCGATTCGGTGAAGATGTCGGGCCAGAGATCCGGGTATTCGGTGTAGGCCAAGCCCACCACCGCGTTCAAGCCCAGTTGGAGCTGCTTGCGTTCGTCTGCACGTAAGATGGTCATGGGGGCAGGCTCCTAGTAAACGACGCCGGCGCCGGCCACGGCACCTTTGTAATGCAGGAAGATGGTCACGAGCGCGCGGGCGTACTGCCCGTAGTTGTTGTTGGTCAGCGCGCGAAGCGACTGAATCTGCAACTGCTGCGTGGTGGAGGTGTTCGACAGGGTCGCCTGATCGACCATGTCGCCCGACTGGCCGGTCGTGGTGTTGCCCGTGCCGATGAGCGCGTTGGCGGTATTGCCAATGTTGGTGTTGACCAAACCGGCCGTCCCGGAGACCTGCGCATCGAACAAGAGGTCCGGATCATCGAACACGGTGGCTTCCGCCGCCGTGCCGGTCTGCGTCACGGTGCCCGACAGCCACTTCGGCTGGAACTGCGTGTTGCCCGAGGCGTCCACGTAGTTGCAGCCGTGAAACGAGCCGATCGACGGGTTGGCGCCTTCGGCCACCACGTTGATGTTATTGCCGGTGCCCGTGGGCGCGACCAGGGAGCCGCGGTAGATGTTGGAGGCGAGCCCCGAGGCAATGGCGTAATCGGCGCTGGAGTTCACCCGCGTCGGAATGCCGCCTTGGCTGTGCTTGACCGGGGTGAACCCAGAAGGGTAATTGATATTGGCAGGAGTGGCCATGAATGATCCTCAGGGAGTGGCAGTTAAGGTTCGTCCGGCTTCGGCGCCCGTCGCGCCCGCATCGTGACGTTTTCCTCGCTGATTTCATTGCGATCCTCGACCAGCGGCATTTTCGAGTTGGCTTCCGGAATGCCAGGCTTTCGCTGGCGCACGGCGCGCGTTGCCATGTCGCGGCGCCGGTTGTAGTACGCGTCCCGCTGCGCCTTCATGGCATCGGGCATCTTCATGAGCACGGTGGTCTCGTCCCCAACCACCTCGCCGTGCTTGGCTAAGCGCCCGGTGAAGGTCTCGGTGGGCACGTCCTCCTCATCCAATTCATCGGGCTTGACGAACTGCCAGCCTTCGCGGATGGAGGACAGGAGCCCGACGTCATCGCCGTGACGGCGCCGGTGGCGGGCGATCCAGCAGTAGGAATACCCGGGGGGATCGGGAAAGGACGGCAGGGCATAGGCGCGCTGCCAGCGGGTCTTGGGGCCGCGATCGACCACGTGCACGGAGCTCGCCTGCTGATGGAGCGACGGCCCATGGCCGCGGTCGACGCCGTGAATGCCGTCATTGCCCTTGGCGCGATTGCCCGCGCGCTGCTTGGCGATCGCCGCGCGCTTGCCTTCCTTCTCGATCTTTTGCTGCTTGAGCTCGGCGGCGCCGATGGAGGAGCGGCGCGCCTTGGCATTGATCTGCGGCTGGGTCAGGGTCTCGACCGGCTCCTCACCGACGTCGATGGTGGTCATGAGGCCTGCTCCAAGGAGACCGCCTCGCGCAGGAAGGTGACGACGTCGCGGTCATTGTCGGGGTCCAACCGACACGCGCGCATGGTGGCGATGTCCTCCTTCGAGAGCGTGCGGCGGGTGCCTCGAGTACGGGCATCCGCTTGGCCGCGATCATCGATGCGCGCGGCCGCTGCCGACCGCCGGGGATTGCGGTGCGGCTCCTGCGCGCTGTCCTCGTCACTCTCGTCGTCGTCCGGCCCGCGCCGGCCCTTGCGGATGTCCAGCTTCGGGAATTTGGCCTTCATCTGCTTGGCGACTTCGTTGAAGGTCTCGTCGGACTTCGGGTCAAACCCCTCCTTCTGCACCAAGTTGAGGTAAATGGTGTTGGCCGCCGACTGCTCGATGGCATAGTCCGGGTCATCCCACCAATCCTCGTTCGCGTTGATGAAACGCGAGCCTGCGGCCGTGGGACCATTGGTCTTGGGCGCCGCTTGCTGCGTGGCGGCCACCGTCGGCGCCTCGCGCTGCACGACGCCGGCGGCCTGCGCCTTCTTGGCCCAGAACTGCGCGTCCAGCTTGGAAATCTTGAGCGTGATCTCGGCCGATGCCGCGCTGTCGCCCTTCTCGTACGCCGCAGCCAGTTGGTCTTTCAAGGCGCTGATGGCCTGCTCGTGGGCGACGTCCGCAGCATCATCGCCGCCGCGCTCGACCGACACCTTGGCAAGCTTGGCTTGGAGTTCGGAGAGCTGGCGCTGGTGCTCGGCGTCCTTCTCCGCCATGCGCTGGTCGAAGTTTCGCGTGAGGTTCTTCTCCAAGCGGTTCATGCGCTTGAACAGGTCCTTCTCCGCCTTGGTGCGCGGCTTCTCGCCCTCATCATCGCCGCGCGCCGCGCGGCCCAAATCAGCGCGCGTGCGGCTGACGGCTTTTTCCGGATCGGCGGCGTTCATGTCGACGCTGATCTCGTGCTCAGGCGGATCGGCCTGGGTGTTATCGGCCATTGAAATGTCGCTTCCACGCGCCGCAAAGGTCGGCCCGAAGGAATCTACGCGGTGGATTTACAGATTGATATGTCAGCCGCTGACTACGGCAAAATATCGCGCCTGACGGACGCAAAACGTCGGTGGCAGGCGATAGAATGGTGGCTCATCCCCATGGTAGCGCACCTCATGAACTGGGTCACGATCCTTCTCATCGCTCTGATCGTCATCGCCGTCGGCGGTGGCTTCGGCGGCTTCTATCCGCACACCTATGGCTTCGGCGGCGGTGGCCTCCTGCTCCTGATCTTGGTGATCCTGCTGGTCTCCGGTCGACTCTGACGCTT